TAACATAATCTTCAGGCAAACTATCAGCTACAGACTGTGCTTTCTGTGCGGCAGTCTCTGCGGCTGTTCTATCCTCTGCGACCTTAGCGGCATGGTCTGCCACTGTAGCCTTGTCGGCTGTCACCTTCGTTGCCATATCCTGCACCGCCTGTCTGTCTGCCGCAGTGCTGTCAGCGCAAGTCTTTGCGGTCTTTGCATAACCTGCCGTTATGGTCTTATCAGCCTCAGTTTGCTGTGCTGACGTTGACGCCTGGGCTGCGGATATCTTAGCGGCGTTAGCTTGCGTGACCGCCTGCTGACGTGCAGTTTCTGCACCCTGTCTAGCTGTTTCAGCCTGTGCTGCGGACGTTTCAGCCGCTGTCTTTGCTGTTTCAGCTCGGCTTGCCGCCTGCGTTGCGGTGTCGGCTGATACTCCTGCGGTGGTAGCTGATTTCTCAGCGTTTTCAGCCGCCTGCATAGCCGTGCTAGCTGCATTCTCAGCCCTTGCCACGTCAGCTTCGACCTGTTCACCGATTGCCGATATCCTATCCAGTGCGTCAGCTGCCACACTTGGTGACGGGATAGCATTATCGTCTATAGCCGCCCCTATTCGCAGTCGGAATATTCGTGATTTTTTAACCAAAATATACTCATCACCTGACAGCTTTTTTGCACATATCTGGCAGCTGACTGTCTGCGCTGACCGCAAGATATCTGCCGTTGGTGTCCACTGTCCGCCTGTGATATCGACCTCATATGTCACGCCGTCGCCGTAGTCTATCGTTAACACATAGCGGTCTGCGCCGTCTACTGTCAGCCCTTCAACCGACACGGGTCTAGCATTCGTTTCACCGACGTAGCCCAAAAGGGCGGTTGATGTCATTGCGTTATAATTTTCGTCTAGTCTGATTACCATTTCTGCACCCCCTATACGATTGCTATGTAGTCTATGCTGTACGTTCCTGCAGGCACGTTGACAGTGGTTGCACCATTGCTAGGACCCATGCAGATTACTGCGAAATATGCGCCCTTGTACACCTGCACATGGGTGCAGTAGTTCTGAAATGGGCTAGGTGTGCCGATATCCCTCAGTGACACGCATATCTGCTTTGGCACAAAATCCAAATTCAGCGGTATTTGCACGCTTGATGCCGCCTTTTCCAGTGTGTATTCAATTGTGCCACTTTTAATTTTGTTCTGGTTTAGGTCATTTACTGCCTGTTCTGTTGCCGTCAGTGCGTCAACCAATGCCTGACGAACATCACGACCATAAAATGCGTTTCTGACAGTTTCAATTGCTGTTGTCAAATCAACATTATTTGCCATTTTACCCCTCCTAGTCTAGTGTGTGGTTTTTTGTTGTAACGCTGTTACACATAATATCACCTGTTTTGCCGTAGCACTGTACTGTGGTTTTTTCATTTTCGTTGTATAGGTACATCGCCCGATTATTGGTATCAACTGTAAATACTTTTTTGCCGCTGTCTGTGTACGTTGAAATATTACCATTATTTGTATCTAGTGAAAATTTCAATTCGTTATTCCAATAGCCCGACATAGCACCAGCCTGCAGGACGATATGACCGCCGATCGTGCTGTTATCAATGCGTATTTCCAGTGGGCTGACTTTCAATGTCCATTCGTTATGGGATAGCTGGATAACACTGGTATTTTGACTAGACGTTTTTATATTTATCGTTCCACCTGTGATAGTTGCTGATTTTGACGACAGCCTATTGGCAATAACTGTTCCGTCCTCAGATACCGAAAAAGTGCCTGAGCCGTTATTTATTTTCAATCCTGTCAGGGTCAAAGCGGTTATAAAACTAGCCACCAGATTTCCGTCGATAGTCCACGCATTTGTGTACGGTCCGTCTTTCGCAGAACCGCCGTCCGATGATTTCCAAAAACCTAAACCATTTTTGTTCAGCTGAATGCAGGATTTACAGGTATTTATATCAGCCGTATCCATAATCAGAATACGCTCTGGCTTTTTGGACGGGTCAAGAATGACGTGTCCGCCCTCTGCGCCTGTTATCAACTTTGTGGCGTTTTCGATTTTGCTGTCTATGACCTGTCTGTTTCTGAATTCAGAGTTGTCTATAGCCGATTGCAGGCTCTGTGTTTTTGCTGTCATAAAGCCCGAAAGGGTTTCAAATCGGTCACCGAAGGTCAACTGTGAAGCCTGCTGCGGATTGTCAAGGTCTATGGATATGCCCACGATGCGCAAGTCTTTGTCTATGTTCATAAGGCTATTTTTTACTCTGTACCAACAGCCGAGTTCAAACTGCTCAATGTGTTTGTCTATTCTCGAGAGGTCAAGCGCTGTTATTTGATACTGCACTTTCGCACGATTAACAGATTTAAGATACTCCTTACCCTTGCTGAGAAGATTGCTCGCAAGGGTAATATCGTCCCATATCTGCGGACCGCTTATAACGCCGTACTTTGCGACCAAAGAACTGTCTTCTATGTAGTCCTTGCCGCCATTCACGCTGCCGATAGTCAACCGCTTTTCGCTGTCTGTAAGCTTTGCGCCGAGAGGGTAAAGACGTGTTATGACCGCCGTTTCATCGACTTCCCGTGATATGGTTTTAAGGTTGACCGCAAGCTCTATGGTGGTATCTGTGCCGTGTCCTATGTTCTCCAAATAGTCAAGATATACCTTGCCATCTTTATCACGAAGCTGTATCTCACCACCGAATTTTCCTATAAGCTTGTCGGCAATGACGTTCATTGTCTTGTCCCAATTTGCAGTATATGTGTAGTTGTTGCTTGCCGTAACAGTGACCTGTCCCAGCTCTATACGCTTATCTGCACCCACCTGTGCATTGTGTTTGGAGAGGAACGAAGAAAGTACTGTTGATATACCTACCATTTTGTATTCAACATACGGCTGAACACTGTCATATAGCCAACCTAAACGCCCCTCGCAGGTGACTTTGCGGCATATCAGGCCTCTCTCGTCCATGCTGTCAGGACACTTCAAGACCCTGCCTATAAAAATGTCCTTGTCAGTGCTTTCATCATAGACCTTGACCAATGTTGTCAGTGGTTTCAAGAGGTCATAGCCTGCATTGTTCGGATATATGGTAAAACTGAAACTATCCACAGCATTGATAGCCTTCGCTATCTTGCCGCCCGATATGCGGTCTGTGCCGTCGCTGTGTATGATAGTGTTTTCAGCTCCGTTTGTGATAGTAACTACAAACATTTACAGTGCCTCCTCATAAAGCTTGAGTGTCAGTGTGCCGAAGCCATAAGCCGCAAGAGTATTCACACCAGGCTGTAAAGTCAGCTCGTCAAGGTCGAATTCTTTCTCCGTGTTGCGGTATACGCTTGCACTTATCTCTTGGTCGTTGAGTGCAAAATAGGTGAAGCCCACACTCTTTGCATCGTCCTCTGAGCGCTTATAAGAAAGACGTGGGCGTATGGGTCTATCAGCATATGAATAGACTTTCAGGGTCGCAGGAGGGGCGTATCGTGTCTGCTTGACCGCTGTCAGCGATATATCCGTCAAATTCAGATAATCGGTTTCAAAGTTGAAGTCGTCAAATCCGATGTCTGAGTAATCATCAGAACGTAGGAAAGGATACGTTTTGAAGTTCACTGTCAGATCAGCGGTGCGCCGTGAAGTGAACTCAAATGCAGAGGTATCAAACACAGCCGTTGCCCCCACAAAGTGATAGTCCGTCAGAAAGCTTATCCTCAGCTCACCCTTTGCTCCGCTGAGCCAGCGGACAACATCACACTTGCGGCGGTAAAGTTCATTTTCATCTTTTGCAGAAAGGCTGAATTTTATCGTGATATCACGCTGTTTGTACGTCCTTTCTCCTGCCATTTTGGAAAAATCATAAAAGCCGTTCATAAATGGCAAGGTGGCTTCTATCCTGTTTTCCTCCGGCTGAGATATCTGAACGCCGTCCTTTTGGATAACCAAATAGAAATCGGTGGACTTCTTACCACCAAATTCTATATATTCACTAGACACTTGCAAGCCTCCTTTCGCTGCTTGTGACCCTCTCACCTAGTTTTCCGTCCACCTTTGAAGTGAGCTTATCGCCGTCAAGATAAATATTTCCTTGCTGTGCAAGCTGTGGGAAGTAGGTTTCTAGGAGGGCGATGATCTTGTTCATGGTATCGTTACCGCTATTATTCACACTCTTTTCGGGGAGTGCTGAAAAGCTTGGCGGTATGATATCCGTATCCATAAGCAGCTGCAGTGACCTGTTGAACTGCATGGTGATAGTGTCCTCATTGTCTGCTATACCCTTTGCAAAAAGGTCCATCATATCAGGTGCAAAAGTGTGGAAGTTTGAAAGAGGACCCTTGTCAGGTTCAGAAAAGCCAAGAAAGTCCTTAACGCTTGAGGCTACGTCACATACAGTGTCTTTAAGGCTCTGCCACTTCTCCTTTATGCCGTCTATAAACGCCTGTATCATATCTGAACCCCACTCCTTAAAATCGTTCCACTTGCGTGAAAACCAGTCTGTAAGGTCAAGCAGTTTGTCTGATAAAGCGTCTGAAACAGGTGCAAAAAAGTCCACCATACCTTGTGCAATTCCCTTGACAATTTCAACAGCTATAAGTATGCCGCTGGCAAGAATATCAGGAAGATTTTTTACTATCTCTTTGGTTAGGGTAAATACTATTTTAAATGCTGCTTCTGTAAGCTTTTTAGCTGTATCACTATCAGAAAGTGACATTGCTAATGTATCAATGATTTTGACAGCGCCGTCAACAATAAGATTAATATTGTTGGCTAATGTTTCTGCTATTGTTACGATTATCTGTGTAGCACATTCGATTATCGCAGGTAAGCTGTCAAGTATAGCCTGCAATATCAATGGCATTTGCTGCTTTATCGCTTCTGTAAGGTCTGGTAAAATAGTTGGCAAAGCCTGTGCAATAGTGGTTATGATAGTTGCCAACGCCTGCACAAGAGGACCTGTGTTCTGGATAAGCGCCGTTGCAATAGTTGTAACGGCTGTTATGACCGCCTGTGTTATCGTGTCGATGTTATCAGAAATACCTTTTACAAGTGCCTGAAATATCTGCGCGCCTGCTTCTATAAGCTGTGGGAGCAGGTCGCTCACAAGCTGAGGAAGCTCGGCTGCTATGTCAGGAGCCAATTCACTTATGAGCGTTGTGACCCCTGAAAGAGCCTGCTTTATGACAGGCATAATGTTCTTTGCAAAGGTCTTTACTGTGTTTACCATTTCCTTGATGAGATTTTTCAGGTCAGCGTTTTTGTCGCCCATTCCTGCCATAAGGTTTGCCCACGCTGCTTTCACAGAGCCAAGAGAACCGGAAACTGTTGTTGCCGCTTCTTTGGAAGTTGTGCCGGTGATGTCAAGGTCAGTCTGTACCTTGTGAATAGCCTCTATCATTTTGTCAAAAGACACGCTGTTGACGGTCTTTTCATCGACCTTTATCGAATCCCCAAGCACACCCGAATCGTTGATGAGCCTTGCCATTTCCGCCTGTGTACCGCCATAGCCCAGTTTTAAGTTATCGAGCATGGTATAGTTCTGCTTTGCAAAACCCTGATATGCGTTTTGAATAGATGATATGTCAGTACCCATTTTGTTGGCGTTGTCCGACATATCCACCATCGCTTCATTGGCTATCTCAGCAGCCTGTGCAGTATCACCGCCCAAGCCTTGCAGAAGTGAAGCAGAAAAGCTTGTAACGTTCTGCATATAGTCATTAGCGGAGATTCCTGCGGTCTTGTATGCCTCACTGGCGTACTTTACGATAGTATCAGCGTTGTCCTTGAAAAGTGTTTCAACGCCGCCTATGTTCTGCTCATAGTCTGCATATGCGCTCGCAGAGCTTTTGACTATAGCGCCTATGCCTGCACTTGCCGCCGATATAGTTGCTATACCAGCTTTTGCGGCAAGTGCAAAGCCCTTTTTGATAGTGCTTCCAAAACCTGAAACGACCTTGCTGCCAAGAGAGCTTCCAAACCTGTGACCATCGGGCATACTATCCCCGAACGCTCTTCTCAGCTCTGACGCAAGCCCTTGCATAGACGGAACTATCTGCACATATGCTTTGCCCAGCTGTGTGCCGTTTTCTTCTGCCATGTTAGCCCTCCTTTCCTAAGATTTTTCTTCTTGTCTTCTCATAATCCTCGCCGCTTTGGAACGCTGTTATCTCGCTGTCGCTGTCATTCTTGCCTATAAGCTTTTCAGCTATGGACTGCGGTCTGTTCACGCCCTTTTGACCGTCCTTTGTCTGCGACCAGCATATCCATTGCAGGCGGTCAAATATCAGCGCAAGCAGTATTTCAGAAAACGAACCGCCAACATCATTGAGTTTGCGCTTGACCCGTGATGAACTGTCAAGACCACAAAGAAAAGTCGCCACCTTTCGTGCAGGCAGCGACTTGTAGTCGTATATGTGATAATACTGCGCCATATCGCAATCAAGCTCATCAGGATAGCGCTCCATGACAGCGGCAAGGACTAGGAGTTTTTTGTCTTAGGTGTCTGGAAGATCTCCACGATAAGCTTTGTTATCTCTTTAGCCGATACATAGCCGCACTTTTCTCTTATCTTCTCAAAAGCTTTTTCTTTCTTGCTTCCCAGAGCGGCGTCAACTACCTTGACATATGCAAGGGGGTCGCCCTGTTCACACTTACCGACAGCTTCGATAAATTCATAGTCGTCAAGGGTCTTCTCCTCTATTTCAAACTCAAAACCGCTTTCTGTCTTTCCTGTCAGCATAGGTTATTCCCCTTTCTTCATGTACTCATAGTGTGTATTGCCGTTCTCATCAGGTGTGGCTGTGATAGTCAGCTCATAGCCGATAGCCTCGTTGTCCTTGTAGGTGATGTCAGATATCTCCGTCACCTTGCCGAACGGAACGACCACTCTTTTCAGCACGTTATTTTTCAGTATCATATCGAAAACAAACGCCTGATCTTCATGCTCTGCGCTGTTGACCTTGATAGTCAGACCAGTGTCAAGGTCGCCCGAAACATTGCTGTCATTGTAGACAGTTTTCAGCACATCTACATTGGTACACTCTATCAGCTTTACCTTGAAAGTGTCCGTCTTTTCTGTCTGCGGTGTGTCAACGATATCTCCGCCCCAGGCTTTGATGTTTTCAGTAGAAATGCCAGAACTGTTTGTTACACCGTCCTCGGAGCAGTAGCCCAAACTTTTGAACGCTGCGTCAAGTGCTGTTGTTGCATCCGTTGGCAGTGTAGATCCTGTGACCGCTGTGAAAACCGCTCCGCCTACCTTTGGTTTGCCTGTTGATACGTTATCTTTGTTGTTTGCCATAGTATTATCACTCCTCGTCGTAGTAGGTTACATCGAATACCGCTTGATAGCGATATCGTTTTGTTTCTGTGTCTGTATAGTTGTAGTCTGACGTGCACGCACAGCGGCATATATCGCCCTGTGACACGCTTTCAGACATAGCCTTTTTAACTTTTGTGTTAATCTCTGCCGCCCCGTATAGGCTCGCTGAGTAGCTCTGAACGGCTATGGTGGCAGAGGTGATAAGGTCATTCTCTGCCGAGCCTAGTTTGTCGATTAGCACATACTCTTTTGGTGGGTTTTTAGGCTCTTCAAGATAAACTGAAACGTCAAGCTTTGCCCCCAGCCAGTCAAGAATTATCTTCTCTATCACTTGCCAAGCACCGCCTTCAAAAGCGTGTTATCTCTAAGATTAGCACGCTGAGCCTTCTTTGTCTTAGCTTTGACGATAGCGACCTTTCGGCGCATTTTCGGATATCTTGTCCATGTGATAGTATACGCTTTATGCCCAGTGCCAAGACGTTGAACGGCTCTGTCAGCATAACCCTTGACCATGTTTTCAACAGATGCAGAGCAGAGAAACGCCGCAACTGCGTTGTGGTCAAGCTCTATCTTAACTTTACTCATAGCGTTCCACCTTGACTTTCTTGTTCCATTGTAAAGGGATATTATCATCAATGCCCTGCGTAGGGATACCAACAGTTTTGAACGTCATTCCCCAGAACTCAACTTCCGTGTTCTCCCAGGTGTGAGTGTCGCCTTTCGGTATAGCTAGCACATAAGCTATGCGTTTGCCTGATAGGTTAAGCTCGTTCACAACGTCCTCTGCGGACGGCTCGCCCACAAGCACGTTTTCGACAACTTCCTGAGATACCTCATATGTAGGTCTGTTAAAGCCGTCAATACCTGTCTGCGTTTTTACAGAAAGCTTAACAGGTATGCCTTTGATATTTAATCTCATACATCATATACCTCCATAGCTCCGTATCTCTGCCGCATAACGCCCAGTTCTTTCAGTTCATTTCTGAGAAAATACAGCTGCTGTCCTGCGTTGAGATATGTCATTGATACTGAGTAGCCCATAGCCGATTGTGAAGCCTGCGAAGTCGCAGGAGAGCTGTCCGCAATAGAGTCAACAGCTCTCAGCGTGGCACGAACTATGATATCTTTTGCCACAAGCTCTACGTCAGGTTCATCAGCTATCATAATGTCAAGATCTTTGCCATACTTCTTGCAGGCGGTTGAAAGCTTTGCACAGGCGACAGGCAGCAGAGCCGCCGCCTTTTCCTGCTCCTCAGCCGTGAGTTTTCGACCAAGTTTTATAACGTCCTCGATAGTTGCGTACTCTGCCGCCATTTATGCCGCCCCCTTATTCAGCAGCTGACTGAATGACAGCAAATGCGGACTTGTCCATGATACCCCAGCCAATATATGCTTTGGCTCTGATGTATACCTGACCGCAGCCCTTGAGATCCTGTCCACTATTGTCAGGGTCGCCGTATTCAATGATCTCAAGCGGAATTTCCTTTGAGTAGCCCCACTTGAACGTTGAAAAGTCGCCCACGATAGCAAGGTCTTTGCTGGAATTGAATGAAACTGTATTGTTTGTTACAGTCTGAATGCCGTTCATCTGTGACGGCGCATTGCCCCACGCAAGTTCAGGATAAATCTTTCTGCCGCTTGTATCCACCATTTTCGCAAGGTCAGCTCTAAACGACGGAGCCATTGTAAGACCTGAAATATCATACTCGTTGTCCTGCACTGCAGCGATAGCCTCCTCAATAAGAGCGTCAGGTGTCTTTGGTGACGTGCCGTCCTGCTTTATCACAGTTACGCCGTTGTCGAAGTGATTTGTACCGATAAGTGCAGAAGCTGTCTTGGCTCTCGGATTAACTCCGTGAAAAGCCATAATGTCAAGACCTCTTGCAGTCTTTTTCGCAAAGCCGTCGGAGAAATTTCTCAGAGTTTCTATCTGCTCTTCCTCAGCTGCATAGAGAAATTCGTCTGAAATTCGTGCGCCGTATTCGATCTTTACAGGTACGATTATAACAGGGTCAATCGAAACACTACCCCTTGTCATTTTGCCGTTTTCAGCAACAAGATCAACTTCATCATCCATTGTGAAGATGAACTCTTTCTTCCCATTGAACGGGATAGGTGTCTGACCACAAAGAGCTGCCAATGAGGACTTGCCCTTTACCTTGTCGAAAAGTTCTTTTACAAGAACAGGGTCAAACTTATTTTCCTTTGAGAGAATATCTGCCATAAAATTACTTCCTTTCTTTACTTTATAAGACCTGCAAGCAGCGACTTATATGCCGCATTCTTGCCGTCTGCATGATTGTGTTCTGTGTGACCAAGAGGGGCTGTCTGCTTCTTGCCGATAAACTTTGCAAATGTTTCAGCGTCCTTCTTGATAGCTTCTTCTGTATCTCCTGAAAGCTTGTTTGCAAGCTCATAAGGGATACCGTTTTCGTGGGCAATTCTCATTTTTACCGAGCTGGTCTCGTATGCCTTGTTCTTAGCCGTGAGGTCTGCGATAGCTGTATCCTTTTCCGCAAGCTTGCCTGTAAGATCGGTGATCTTGCTGTTAAGGTCGGCTGTCTTCGTTTTGAAATCGTCAGGGGAAATGTAACCCTCAAACTGTTTCTTGACTGTGTCCGTGTTGCGGTCGAGCCTTGCTTTTATCGCATTGTCGAAGGCTTCCTGTGTTGTTATAGCTTCAAATTCTGCCATAGTGTTTCCTTTCCCCGCTTTACCCTGCGGTGTAGGTGATATATAATAAACTGTTACCAGCTTATTTTCTGTACTTTCTTCTTGTCTGATGAATTTGCACACGCCCAGTGAGCAAGCACCACCGCCTCAAGCAGTGATATGTCAGCACCCTCAAGAATTGAGGTATAGCCAAAACCACCGCCTGAGCTTATCGCTCTGTGTTCACAGTTGGCAATGACCTGTTCAAGGGAAGGTTGGTCAGCGTGACAAATATTCTGTGCGAATACTCCTCGTTCAAAACCTGCTGATGAAGTGATCACATCAGCGACTTTCGGCAGGATAGGTTTGCGTTTGATACCTGCGTTCTTCATATCTGCCGCAAGCAAAGACTGTCCGTTTGCTCCGTCAATGACAGTTTCACGCATATGTGGATTGCGCAGATATGCGATTATCCAGCCGTTTCCCTCTCTTACAGGGCGGCAGTCGATAGCCTCAACAAAAATCTTGCCGTCCGCTGTCTTTGCGGCAACAGCAAGGGAAACATTGTCCGTGACCTTTGCGTACTTGATACCGAAAAACAGTTCTCTGCTGATATCGGGTTTGCCAGTGATACAAAGTGCCTGCCACTCACCTTTGCTGATAGCCGATTTCTGATTATAGGTCAGCCACAAACCTAAACGCTGAATGTTATCGTCAACCTGATCATCTTTTGGGTCGCCAAGCTCTGAACGTATCTTACGCTCTGTGAGGATAGTGCCTAAAGACGGGTTAGTGGCATACCACAGTTCAGGGTCATGTGCGTTCGTGAGTTTTGGCACGGACCATTCAGCCCAGCCGTCATCGCCACCTTTTCCCGATATCGTCTTTTGTCTGTACTTCGTAAAAACCGTACCAGCGGACACCATTGTTGGCGGCGTTCCGCACATCAAGGTCTGAGGGTTTCGGCTGTCCGTGACGATATACTTTAGGGCGGTCTCTTGGTCGGTGGTGTATTCCTGCGCCTCGTCGATGATAAGCAGGTCATAGCCTTCGCCAAGTCCGCCTTTACTGGAACGTGTACGGAAGTTGATAATTCCATCACCCTTGAGCCACTCAATGCGCTCAAGACCAAACTGCTTTGCAGTCTTGAAGTCCTCTTTCTCAAGAAAGCCCATTTTCGTGATAAGGTCGATTATCTTCTCCCATGCCGAGTGTGACGTTGTAGTTCGGTGGGCGGTGTAAAGAACACGCTCTCCGTTTTGCAGGCCATAGATCGCACGCATTATAAGCAACTCCGACTTGCCGTTTCGACGTGGTATCGACCAGCCGAACTTCATATGTTTCCACAAGCCTTCATCATCCACCGCCATAATGTCATAAAGCATAAGCTCCTGCCATTCCTGTGCGGTGCGCCCTGATTTGTTATACATTGCGATAGCTTCATTGCCTTTGGTCTGCTCATAGGGCAGCACTACCGATATGGTGGGGGTCTGCCTGCCGACTCTCTTATCCTCAATAGGGAATTACCTCCTTTTTTTCGGGTACTAAAAAAGCACCCGTTAAGGTGCTTGGTTTGATATTTACTTTGTCGATTTGACCTTTTCAGCATTGGATAAAACTATACTCAATGACCTTTCACAGCGTATCAGTGCCGCAACATAATCAGCATTATCCTTTATCTTCTGAATGTCAGTTCTGATGTTCTCAATATCACTCTTAGCTCTCCGCAGCTGCCATATTGTATCTCGGTCAAGTGCCATAATATCCATCCTTTCTGATTTTGGGTATAAAAATACCGCCTCGCCGTAGCGGAGCGGTAAAAATTTATTTTCTGTCTTTAAAGAAATCTGCCCATTCGGGATTTTCTTTGTCAAAAATCTGTCTTTGCTCCTCGGTTAGCTTGTATGGATAATCACGGAACATATTAAATTCAGTGATTTTGTCAAAGCTGAATACAAATTCTCCAATAGTATTCGGATCATCTTTCCACCAAATAACATCAGTATCTTCTTCTTTGTACCATCTATTTGACATTACCACTCAACCCCTTTTCCTGTTTACCAGCAGCGGTGTTTATGTATCCAAGTATATGTTGAAAATCGCTGCTATCTGCAAATGAATCTGTGTCTATTATAACAACTGATTTTTCCCACACCATTCCGTATGATCTGTCAACTGTTTTGCGACACTTGAAACGCTCTTGGAGTGTTGCAACAGTCGAGCCATACTTATTGAACGATGTCCAGCCATTTTGCGTTCTCGACTGGAGTTCTAAGTACTCAAGCCCGTTTTCAGTGTTTCTGACAATAGCAGCGTGTTTTCCTGCTGCAACAAAATATTCTTTGTTATGCTCAAGCTTTTTCAGCAATGCAGCGGTATCAGCTGCTTCCTTTTTGACTTTGACCACAGAGCCTTTCACATTTGGAAGCTCCAGGACTCTCTTTATCGTGGACGTTCTTGAGAATATATTCTGACTGTTTCCACCTCTGAAATCAAGAACGTCAAGTCCATTCTTATTGCCTATGTAGGCAAACCCAAGTGAAGCACACGAGCCTTTTGTCATATCTCCACCAGCCAATCTGTTTATGATTTCACTGTTGCTTAATTGCTCGGAGAGCTTTTCGACTTTATTGTAAGTAACTTTATTGGCTTCACATTCGTGCTGAATTTCATATGTAGCCTTTGCATAATTTGGCTTCTTTGCTTCTATTATATCACTTTTGCCCGGCTTGTCAACAAGTCTGACAGGCTCTCTGACCCCAGCTTTTTTCATACGTTCAAATTCATCGTCAGAAACGTCCCACTTGGTCTTGCTCCACACGTTTTGTGCCTTTCTGCCGTTGAGGTATGTAACAGTACAGCCGCAGTTATCATGCCTGCGGTAAACGTCTTTCGGAACATCTTCGGGATAGTGATATTTGCCTGCAAGCTTTGAACACCACTTACAGCAGCCGCCGTGATCGTTGCGAATGATGTAGCAGTCCAGTCCTGCATCAGAACGAAACTTCACGTTTTTTTGAACATAATCGTTGTAAAAACTCTCGGTGATGTTCTGCGCCGGAGCTGTCATTCGCCGTATCATAACTTCTTCTGCAATATCTGGTACAGAAGCCGCATTGACTACCGCCTGCACACGCTCGGTAGGGAAGGCAGCCTGCTGAGGTGTGATGTTTATGCCTGCTTGGCTGTCAAGCGCTTTTTGGCATTCTGCGGCAGCGGAGTTTATAACATTGTAGTTGTCCTTGAGCACGCCCGTGAGTATGGTATCGGCAATGTTGTAGTACATCTTGCCATCAGGTAATGCCGCTACGTTGACGTGTGCACCGATAGCCTGAGAGACTCTAAATCCGAGCTGTTTCGATAGCAGGGCAACTTCTTCCATTTTCGCAGTGCCGCCCTCTATTTTCTTTAAAACCGATTGAATGTATTTATCAGCCTTGCACGATTTTTGAAACTCGGCACGAATTTTTTCAAGCAGTTCTGCACCGATATCAGCCATTGTTTTCGCCCTCTATGCCTGTGAGCTGACGGATACCCTTTGCACCCAGATAGTCAGGAACAGCCTGATTAATTTTCAAAATAGCGTCACCCACGCCTGAGAGTGCCGCAGAATCAGGTTCAAAAATGGGAAGCCACTGCGGTTTGATGTCACTGAAAGCATAGCGCATATAGGCTGTGTTATCACGAACGCAGGCGGCAAGATAAGCCACGTTAAGGAAACCACTGCCAAACGTTCTCTGAGCCTTGCGTGCGGTAAGCCTAAGATTTTCGTGTGCCGCTCTGATCGCTTCACAGCTGGCAGGGTTGGACGTTGCAAAGCCCAAGTCATCAAGGGTCAGCCCTGTTTCTCCGGCGAACAACGAAGCTATAGATTTAAGCTGCTCAGAGTATGGTGACATGGATTGCTGCTGAAACTGTCCGACAGTAGGATTGCCGCCGTCATCATCTTTGGTGATAGTCAGCAGTGAGGACATTGTTGCACCCCACTTGTCCATTTTTTCGGCATCATCCGAAAGACCAAGTATATATTTTTGTGGGAAACTGTAAAACTCGGCTGATACTTCCGACCGCCTGAGCGTTCTCATAGCCTCCTGCACAAGCTCCATACACGCCCTTGATATCCTGCTGTGACCGAAAGGACGAACGGCGTCAGGGCGGTATATGATAGGCACAAGCAGAGGGTAAGGTGCAGGATTGTCATAGATCTCAACATCATAGCCTCTGCGATATATCTCTGTCTGTTCGGCTGTGAAGTAGGCTTCGATAGTGGGGTTGAAATTGTTATCCCTGTCAAGCACTGCATAGCCCTCACGGAGCATATTTGTGATAGGGTCGATAATGCCAGTAGCGTTACTGCCGTCAATGACCTGCAAGCGTGGATAGCCTGTTTCATCAGCTGAGATATACACAAAACAACAAGAGGATACCAACGCTGAGAGAATGGCTGAATCAAAGAACACGTCACGATTATTGTTGTCAAATATCTCGTTGACGTAGAAAGTGTTGTCCTCGAAGCTGTCAAATACTATTCTGTCTGCAAGGGTATCAACAGCCTTTGCACACCAGCCTAGTACAGGACGCATCCAGTTATAGCTTGGTGGTATCATTTTGCCCATGTCAGTAAGGCCGTTCTTCATGTGATAGTAGTCATAGCGCACATTGACCCTCGAAGCCTTTGATGAAAGCTTCTTTTTCAAATATGCCATGCCTTTGTATTCGCTCATCTTGTATATCCTTTCCAATTATTTCAACTCTGCGAGAAATATAAGCAGTGCGGCGGTGAAGGTCATTTTTGACCTCAAAAGGGGGCATACCCCCCATATTGTCAATAATTTGTTAAAAATTCTTCCAATCGTAGCATTGTGGTAAAATTCGGTTGGAAATCAGGTCAAGAGACTGGTCAAACACCTGTTTTTCCACCAGTTTGTCAGATTTCTGACGATTACAGCACCAATGTGCCAACTGCAAGTTTGAAATGTCCGAAGGATGACCGCCTTTTGCAATGGGTATAATGTGATCTATGCAGGCTGACAGTGGGTGCGGATATTTCAGCGAAAAATCAACAGGCTTACCGCAGATACCGCAAACTGTTTGGGTAGCGTATATCTTCTTCTTGTTGATACGGAACTGCTGTTGATGTGAACCGCTTCGGTCTGGTCTTGATATTGGCATAAGGTCACCTTCTCAACGCAAAAGCGACCGCAAAATGCAGCCGCCCTTGTGAAAATATTATAAGGAGTTTTGTAAATGGTGGAGCAAATCTGAGCGGTGGCTCGCTCTCGACCTGCATAAGCCCCTTACGGGGCTTAGAAAATTGGAGGTGACTTCAATGAAAGTACAAGTCTGAGGTACATCTACACTTTCCTCAGTTTAAATTATAACATAGGCAAAACGAACAGAGCGAACAAGTTTAAGCATTTTGCAAAAATCTTTTGACCGCCATTCTACAGCCGTCCGCTGTACCTCCGACCCTGTGTCCTATCTGTATCCAAGTCAAGCCTTTTACAAACCTGAGTACAAATATCTTTCTCATCTGTCTATCTCCTATCCCCTTGATAAACTCCTCCACAGTACTCTGCTCACGCTCTAATCGTGCCTGTTCGCACAGCAGTGAAAGTGTATCGCCACTTGGCAAGAAGCCGTCTATGCGTGTGCTGTGTGGTGTATAGGACGGCGGCGTGCATACGCTGATACTGTCGGCAACGTACTTGCCTGAAAGCTCTGCCTTGATGTCCTCAATGGCTGAGGCGTTCCTGCGGTAGGCTTTCAGGCGTGACATGGTCATAGGGTCGTTTCTTTCCATAGGCTATCCCTCCTCAATATCCAACAAGCTAAGCTGGTTATTTTTCATGTCAAATACTCTGTCACGCCATTCAACGCCGATATAGTCAAGAACTCTTCCCCAGCCGTACTTTGTGCCGTCAGCATCTTCACAACACTTGTTCATCCAGAAATCCCACTCTTTTTCATTTCTTTCACGAAGCCTGTCAAATCGGTGAGGACGCTGTTCCATATGTATGCCGAAACCGCACATTGAGCAGCCTGTACGCTGAGCCTTTGTTGTGCAAAGCTTTCCGTCAAAGTCACGTTTTATCTCGCCATAGATTGTAGGCACAGGCACATTCAGGTCAAGTGCAAGTTGTAGCAAGTCCTGCCTTGTAAATATGGCAAATGGTGCTGAACGTATCGTGCTTTTGCCAAAGTAATTGCAGCCGTTAAGCATTAGCGATTTTTCACGCCTGCCACCCTCACTTGCCATAAGTCCTAAGAACGGCACACTCTTGTGTTGCTTTGCCCAATCATCACACGGCTTTTCTTTCATCCAGAAGCAGCATTGTGATGATACCTTAAACGGCGGTATCTTGTAGTCAACGCCTTCGTTTTCATTTTCGTAACCGCCAAACAGTTCAAGCCAGCGCTGAGAAAGCTGCATTCTTGTGTGCTTGCGAAAACCGCCATACTCTCCCGTTTCACCCGTTATGATAGCGTGACGAACTGTCTTGTTCTTGTCCGTAGGGTGTGCAAGCAGTTCTATTTTTGCGGCTGTTTCTTTTGATAGTACAGGAAAACCATATTCCCGTATGATATCTATTTTTGACTTGTATGGGCTTAACTTTATCACACCAAGTTGCTCGTGTATCTGCTGAATAGATTTGTCTTCAAGACTAGATACCGATACACCTGGAACATAACTGAAACCACAGTAATCATGTATAAATTTCAAAAGCGTTATGCTGTCAAGTCCGCCTACCGATATGTGCGTATTCAGATTTCTTTTGTCACACTCACGAATGAACTCCCTTACTCTGACCTCAGCGTATTTGACCTTGAACTCATACGGCATTTTCTGCTTAGTTTGAAAAGCCGCTATCTTCTGTTCATTGTCTTTGGTACGCTCCTCATAGCTTTTCACTTTTATCCCTCCTCAAATCTCGGGCATTCCGTCACAGTGTATGAATGCAACGTACCGCCCTTGATGTCCTCAATGGCTGAGGCGTTCCTGCGGTAGGCTTTCAGGCGTGACATGGTCATAGGGTCAGCCATTAGCAACACCGTCCATTTTAATACCGATACCATTCACGTCAACAGCCGTATCAACGTGATTTACTGTGAAAAGTCCACAGTCGTCGCTGAATATTCTCTTGATCTCGTTAATTTCTTTCTTGTTCATGTTAATCCTCCTCGTTTCCCCATTGTTCAGCCATTGCTTGTGCTATGCCTGAAAATGTTTTGGATTTTGTCTTGCTGTCACGAAACGGCATTCCACAGTTTGTACGTGCAGTACCGTCCGACTTTTTGCTACCGCCTGACACCCATGAACATATGGGTGTAACAATATTTGTTGGTGTCAATTTAGGCAGATTTTTCAGCCACAAACACGTTTTTTTACTGTACGGGTGTCCGTATTCATACGGTTGTATAGTCTGCGTATATTTTGGCAACCGATATACACCAGATGGTATCGGGTTTTCAACAGCTATTTTTTCAACAGGTGCATGAATAAATTTCAGGAAAAATTCTTTTGCGTCTTGTCCATTTTCAAATCTTTCAAGATCAATGTATCTTTTTCCATTAATTTTTTTGTACAGCCATACTGCCCCTACGTTGCTAAGATATGTGCACGGTGGGTGAGCTATCAGCAAATCCCATTTGCCTACCGTATGTGTCTGTCCGTCACAAGTGGTAAAATCTGCATTGCCGTTGATAACAGCCAGAGCGTCGCCTAAGATATGCCATTCAGGGTGACCGCCTGAACACATCTGAATGTCGCAGCTGTACGCTTCGTGACCTTTTGCACGAAATGCCTTGCAGACCTCTTGTGATTCTTCGCACGCTATTAATACCTTCATGTTATCCCTCCTCAAACTCAGGACACTCAGTTACAGTGTATGAATGCAACATACCGCCCTTTTGCGCCTCGTACATTCTGTGCTGACATGTCCTCCAACCCTCGACAGGTCTGCGGTCTATGGACCATGCACAGCCTGTAAGGTATTCTCCTGTTATCTTATCCTTTGTCGGTACTGCGTGGCGGCAGTGCCAGCAGAGGGTGTGGTCAGTGTGTTTCATTCTCACACCTCAACTCTTCCAGCCTACAATACACCAACGTGTTGCCGCAAGTCTTGTCAGCGATCTCTGCCTGATAGAAGAACTGACCTGTCTTACTGCTCTTGCGGATAATGCACCCTGTCAGTTCGTAGCAATCAGAGCCGTTGTAACTCACCCTGCGTCCGAGACTTTTCTTTACTTCGTGTATCGTCATAGCTCCTCTATCCTCACATAAATGCCAGGTATGTCCGCCCAGAACTTCTCGCATATCTCACTTGCCACAAGCTGGTCGTCTGTCCAAAAGCCGCATAGTGTCATGCAGTCCTTGAACATCTTCTGCAGGTTGTCTGTGTCAGGCTTGCTGATCTTGTACTCTCCGTCCTTGTGTTTGCCGTCATTAGGAAACAGCCACTTTGTTATCAGCCGTATCCCACAGATGTATTTCTCAGGCGGTCTGTGCCTTGCTAGGTTTGCCGTGAGCTTTTCTTTTGCCGCCTTGACATCGGGTGGGTCATAAAATATCGGCTTGCCGTTTCTCGCAGTTACCTTGTGCTCCTGTGCCGTAGCCGTCGGCGGTATCATTGCCATAAAAAATTCAGTCATTGTTATCTGCTCCTCTCCAAGTCCGTGTAGTTTGGTCATAGCTTATCATCTTGTGATTTGCAGCCATATCAAAAATCTTCTGCATTATATCAGGCTGAGATACCAACCACCTTGCGACCTCGCTTTGAGTAATATCAAAAGTTTCTGATGTAGTATGTCTGAGCGGCGGCATTTTTCTCGCACAGTTCAAAAAATCATAATTAATGTTTTTGCCTCGCATAAAGTCTACTCCTTTCGTGTCGGGTGCGGTTTATATTTGCTTATAATATTTTGACCGCCGTCCTTTAGGCGGTCAAAAATATATTATATATAATATACTTTGTCTGTCCGTCCGACAAACTCGGTAATTTTCGATATTGTCCGACAAGTAAAAAGCTCGATTTTGTCCCTGACACTTTTCGATTTTTTTCCTGTCTGTCTAAAGTTCAAAAATTCGATTTTGTTTTGTCTGTCTACTGAGCTTTTAAGCCGCATTCTCCCTCTTCTATCCAAAAGCCACCATGCTCTTTGAGGTATCTTACAACGGTCTTTTCGCTTTTTCCTATGTACTCCGCAAGCTCAGAAATACGGCACTTGCCGTTCTCCTGCACACCGCTGAAAGCTGTTTCAATGCTCTCCTTGCGCTCCTTGCTGCGGTCTTCATTGGTCTTCTTCTTGCTGAAATTCTTCTTCCAATTCGGTGTGATGTCCTCTACCTCGCAGTCTTTAAGCACGCCCACAGTATCCTCTCTGTGAACAGGATAATCAAACCACATATTGAGGGGAGCAAATTTCGGGAACTCTCTCAGAGTACCCTCTATACGCCATGCAGTGCGGTTTCTTACTGCAAGCTTAGCCTTGTCTATGTCGGTCATCATAAGCTTGTATGAGTTCGGGTGCAGATACTTGTGGGTTATCTCCAGCATTTTTGACGGCGTAACAAGATCGTCCTGTGAACAAAGGTCATCAGTATTTCTGTAAAATCTCCTCATCCAGTCCTCACAGATACGGCAAACAGTTTCGTCCTCCTGCTGTTTGTAAAGGCTGTCTGAAATGTCAAGCTCTGAAAGGTCAAGAAGTGCGTCAGGGTCACGGGCGAATACTCCTGAACCGCTGGCTCTGTCCATTGAACGCTTACCGCCCTGAGCGCCTTTCGAGTGGTGGTGGCAGTATATGACCGCACAGCCAAGCTCTGTGCATACCTTGTCAAACTGATTGCAAAAGTGCGCCATTTGGTCTGCTGAGTTCTCGTCGCCTGTTATGACCTTGTAGATAGGGTCTATTATTACAGCAATGTAATTCTTCTTGCTTGCTCGGCGTATAAGCTTTGGTGCAAGCTTATCCATTGGTACGCTGTGACCTCGCAGGTTCCATATGTCTATGCTGTTGAGGTTTTCAGGCTCTAGGTGCATTGCGGTGTACACGTCCTTGAAACGGTGCAGACAAGATGCTCTGTCAAGCTCTAGGTTGATGTATAGTATCTTTCCTTTGGTGCATTGCCAGCCAAACCACTTGACCCCCTCAGCTATCGCCACGCACATTTCGATAAGTGCATAAGACTTGCCTGCCTTTGACGGACCTGCAATGAGCATTTTGTGACCCTGTCTGAGAACGCCGTCAATAAGTGGTGGTGCAAGCTCAGGCAGGTTATCCCACTCAGCACTCAGGCTCTCAGGGTCAGGGAGATCATCATTGATACTTTCTATGTAATCTTTCCATTCCAAAAAGCTTTCTTTGCCTATGTTCTTGTCAATGATGAACTGTTTCTTGCCGTTTCTCATTACGCCTGGCATACGGCTAAGACGTGAAGGGTTTCGGTTTTGTTTATCTATGTCAAGACCACTTTCCTTGCAGACCTTGTAAAGAAAATCAACACGCCTGCGGTATTCATCATAGTTTGGAGCGTCTATCTTGACGATAGCGTGAACGCTCTTTCCACCGCTGTATACAAGCACAGCGATAGGAAGTTCAAGCTCTCTCATCACGGCATTCTGCTGTTCTATAGGCATACTGTCGCTTTCAACAAGAGCATAGCGGTAGTCTGTTACATTCTCGTTCTTTACGCCCTTGCCGTCAAGAGGATTGAAGCGGATCCACGCTCCGGCTTCTTCCTTGTAGTCGCCAAACACCGCACCAATGTCGCCGTTACATTCGCCAAGCCTCTTGATAAGCTCCCCTGCCGTTCTGTCACAGCAGCCCTTTGTTGGCAGATACTTGGTCTTGCCGTCCTTTTCTGTTTCCCACGTTTGCGTAACATAGCCCACGTTCTCTCCTGCCTCAAAGAGTGTCTCAAGATAGGTGACTATCTCCTTGACAGGATCCCATTGGGCAGGCTCGGTGATCGGTATGCCCTCACCGCCGTTTACAAGGGGACTGCTTTCTTCTGCAATTATCTCGCCGTCCCAATCGTAAGCCTGAAACTCACGGGGGCTGTATCCTCTTTCCTTTGCCATTTGTACGATAGTTCCTGCGGTCACGGGCTGAGCATTGCCGTTAAAGCCTTGCCACTTGTGTTCACACTCACCGCTGTGATAACGGCTGTCTGACCTCGACCAACTGTCCCAATCGTTCACGGAATAGCCCTCATGCTTGAGAGCCATTCCCACATTGACCCATTCCTGATAATCACAGCTTGCAGGGTCTATGTATTCAAGCATTTTAAGCAAATTTGTGTTATCCATTCACTTCTCCTTAGTTCTCAGGTGTGTATTTTTTCGGGTCAATATCTCTCGGCACTCTCCAGCCGTTGGCAGAGATACGGGCTATCATTTTGCTTGCACTGTCAAAGCTCCAAGAGCCAACGTGCTCAAAGCCCTTGCTTTCAAGCAGCCTTATTTGCTTTGGAGTGGTAAGTCCTGCATTGCGGCGCTTTTCAAGCCGGTCAAGGATAAGCTTTGCCTTGCCTGCGTTGTCTATATCGTCAGGGAAAATGCCCAGCTTTTCAAGCTTTGCTTTCTGCTTGTCGGTAGCAGGAGCACACTCCCAGCCAAAGGCAGGAACGTAAGAGGACAAGTCCTCAGCCTGTATTGACATTTCATACTGTAAAGGGTCAACGAGCTTTCGCTTGCGTGTTTTCATTTCTTTGAGCTGCTTTGCCAAAGACTCTTCACGCTGTGCCACAACGTCTTCGCTTGCCTGTTTTTCTGCCTCTTCGATATCCACTGCACAGCCTGCCTCATTGGCAAGGTTTTCGGTCATTTTCTCAGCGACCTCTTCATTCTGACAGATAAGGTGTGCAGGTCTGCAAAGCTCGTGGCGTTCTGTGTGCCACAGAAAGTCAAGCAGCAAAAGCTCTGTCTTTCCCTCGCAGAGCCTTGTGCCTCTGCCTACCATTTGACAGTAAAGCCCACGCACCTTTGTTGGTCTTAGCACGATAACGCAGTCAACTGACGGACAGTCCCAGCCCTCTGTGAGGAGCATTGAGTTACACAGCACGTTGTATTCGCCCTTGTCGAAAGCTTCAAGTATCTCCGCTCTGTCTGTGCTTTCTCCGTTGACCTCAGCGGCGTTGAACCCTTTGCTGATAAGGATATCACGGAACTTCTGAGAGGTCTTGACAAGCGGCAGGAACACAACTGTCTTGCGTTTCTTACAGTATTTGAGCATTTCATCAGCTATCTGATAAAGATAAGGGTCAAGTGCCGTGTCGATATCACTTGCCTTGAAATCTCCTGCCTGAGTTGATACTCCTGAAAGGTCAAGTTTCAGCGGTATGGTGATAGCCTTGATAGGTGAAAGATAGCCCTCTTTGATAGCCTGCGGCAGGGTGTATTCATATGCAAGGCTGTCGAACACAGAGCCTAAGTTCTTCATATCGCCCCTGTCAGGTGTAGCCGTTACCCCAAGCACCTGAGCTTCAGGGAAATGGTCAAGCACTCTCTGATAGCCGTCTGAGATAGCGTGATGAGCCTCGTCAATGATAATGGTATCGAAGTAATTTTCCGAAAAGCCTTTGAGCCTTTTCTCACGCATAAGGGTCTGAACTGAGCCTACTACTACACGATACCAAGAGCCTAAACAGCTTTGCTCTGCTTTCTCGGTGGCACAGCCAAGCCCTGTTGACTTCATAAGCTTGTCCGCCGCCTGGTCGAGCAGCTCGCCCCTGTGGGCAAGGATAAGCACACGCTTACCCTGCCGCACACATTCTTCCGTAACAGCCGAAAAAAGTATTGTCTTTCCCGTTCCTGTCGGCAGAACTGCAAGGACTTTGTTTATTCCCTCAGACCATTGTTCGAGTATAGCAAGCTTAGCCTCGTTTTGATATGGTCTTAAATTCATCATCAGAATGCACCGGCTTTCCAGCCGCCTGTCTGAGCAGGCTGACTATACTGTGGTGTCTGCATCTGAGCAGGCTGAACGGTAGTCACATTCTCGTCATAGGCATAAAGCTTCTTTATCTTGTTGGACTGCCTGTCCTCGCCGTCCTTGTTCTTGTAGTTGTCAACGTAGACGTGACACTTGCCCTTTTTGCCTGTGATAGCGTTCCAGTTCATTTTCAGCGGTTCGCCATGCTTTTTTAGTCCGAGAGCCAGGAAAAGAGCTGAGAGCTTCCACTCAAACTTGTTGCAAAGGAAGAAGTTCTCTGTTATCTCCACGCTGTCCTCAGCTCCCCATATGGTGAATGTGACCTTTGCCATATTGCAGGGCGGCACTTTTGCCGACCCCTCGTGTCTTGCACGTTCGTACTTTGCAACGGTGAAGTCATAGTCCCCCTCAGGGAGCAGGACAAAGTCCCCACCCTCGTTGACTATCTCATCTTCCCAGCCGTATTCCATAAAATTATCCATAGTGTTGTCCTCCTTTTAAAATGGTACTTTCTGATTTTCTCTAATAAGCGGCAGCATTTGCTCCCAAGCGCCTATCAGACAGCCCTGCACGAAGTCGTCAGGATAGTTTGTGATAGGAGTATCATAAGGGAAATAGTTTCTCTGAGATACCACAAGACGTATATCCGATTCGCTTACGTTGTTGGCTCTCATAAGGTCTGCAAGTGCTTTCGGTATGCCATCAGGGATAACGATAGGTGGTGCAACGTCCTCAAAGCCGCTGAGATCAGTAAGAGGCTCTTCTGCCTTTGGTGCAGCTGTCGGCTGAGCCTGCTGCAATGTCACTGCGTTTGATGTCTTATGAGGTGGCTGCGGTGCTGCTTTCGGCTGTGCAAGCTGCTTCTGCACACGTCTTGGCATCGGCACAGGCTGAGGTGTGGGGGCAGGCGTTATGCTGTCAAAGAGGTGAGCTATGCCGCCAAAGTCAAAGGGCATTTCAGGGGGCAGCCCGTCACGATTTTTAGCATCCCAGCAAGGGTGATGTGTGGTGTACATAACACGGTCACCGCCCTGAGCCTTGAACTTCTTGCCGTCCTTATCCACAGCTATTGCATATGTTTTGTAGTTTGCAAACAGCACCATATCTGCCCATTCTTTCACAAGAGGCGATATCTGAGAAGAAGTTTTCTTGCCGAGTTTCAGTTCCCAGCGGTCATAAGCGCCCAGCTCGTCAGGCTGTTCAAACTTTCTCATCTGAGCGTGAGCCGTAAGCACAACGTTGATACCGCTGTCAACTACCTCCTGCAAGAGATTAAGAAACTTGCCTATCTCCTCTTTTTCGTAAACATAGCCGTTGCCGTAGCCGAAATCTTCAATGCCTTTCTTTTGATGTGCCGAGCAGATCGTTTCAATGCAAAGCTGTTCAGCCCAATCAAATGTATCAATGACAAGGGTCTTGCAGAGCCTGCCGTTCATAGCTTCCTTTACCTCGTTTTTGAGCATTTCCCAGCTTGACGGCTTAGGGAAACGTCTGATGTTCAGCTTCTTTGTACTGCCCTCAGTATCAATAAATACAGGGTCGGGGAACTGAGCCGCAAAGGTGGATTTACCTATGCCCTCAGGACCATATATCACGACTTTTTGTGCGGAGCTTACAACTCCTGATGTTATTTCATACATTAAAATGCACCTGCTTTCCAAGTTTTCGTTTCTGATTTTTCGTCCTTATCGTTTTCCATTGACCTGCCGTCCTCAATAATGATACTGCATTCGTCACCAGTGGAAACTCTTGTGGCTATCGCCTGCAAGCCCTGTGCTTCAAGCCACTTGCCGAAGTCTTCAAGGGTGTCGGTATCCATTTGTTCAAGCTTGTCCAGCAGGACAAAACCGCAGTCAGGATTGAGTTTTCTTACGATAGAGGTAGCGACGATAAGCTGTTCAGCACCGCTTATACTGTCCCACTTATGCCCGTTATACAGCAGTTCTCCGTCCTCAACTGAAAGCCCCTCAAGGGGCAGGTCGGCATTTTTGAGTAGGTCAGTTTTAGCCTGTCTTACGTCCTCTATCTGCTCAGTGAGATATGTATACTGTGAACGGTAGTCCTCAGCGTCTATCTCAGCTTTCTCCCTGTCGAGATTTGCTCTTATCTTCTTGTTCAGCTCTTCGATATCTGAGATATTCTTTTCAAGCTCCGCCGTGCTTTCGTCCAAGAGGTTTTCTGCGTCAAGACTTGCAAGCTTGAAGTTGTTCACTGCCGCTTCATAGCTTGCTTTTGCACGCTCATAGGCAGACTTGGCAAGCTCTAGCTGCTTTTCGTAGTATTCTTTCTGGTCACGCTTACGCTGGTTTTCGCCGTTGCGAGCAAGTATATCCTGCTGCTGTCTGATAAGCTCCGAAGCTGACACAGGCTCGGCAGGGACGTTTGCATACACGGGCATTTCCTTTGCAAACTTAGACTTCTGGTCAGCTATCCTGCCGATAGCAGTACGCTGGTCATAGAGAGAATGTTCCTTATGTTCAAGCTGATAGAGGGTATCGCCCACGCCGATTATTTTCAGCAGAGTTGAAGCTTTTTCCTTGCTTGACTGATTTATGAACTTAGGCAGGTCAAGTGCGAACTGTTCAACAAAGCTGTTCAAAAGCTGCTGACCGCCTTTTTTGCCTGTGCTGTCGGTGACTTTGAGAGAGCTGTTCTTGCCCGAACGCTCCACTACTATACCGTTGTCGAGGGTGATCTTCAAATGCGGCTCGACAACAGACCCCTCACGCTGAGGAGAGGACGGCTTGTACTTATCTCCCCCAAGTGCCCAAGCGATAGCGTCAAGGACAGAGGTCTTGCCCTGCCTGTTCTTACCGCCGATAACAGTAAGCCCATTCTTTGCAGGTTCAAGCTGTACGGCTTTTATTTTCTTTACGTTCTCAAATTCAAGCGAGTTTATTTTTACTGACATTTTTCATTCTCCTTCCACTGGTTTTCCATACATTCATCAAACTTTTGCAGTTCTTCATCTGTCGGCTCGTCCTCAGGTCTGCCTTTGTCAAAACCGAGTGTACAACCACTTTCAAAGCAACAGCCTGCTAGGTCGGCAGAGCATTCCACGTCATCGCCATATTTACGATATCCCCAAGCGCAATCCTGACAGCACTTCATGACAGGATCTATACAGCGTGTTGGCAAGCCTTTCATTTGCCGTCACCGCCTCTCAGCCTCTCGATGTTGTGCTTGAAAGCCTCAACATATCCTGTCAGGAATTCGTTTGGGTAATCATCGAGGGCTATTTTCGCCATTTCCTCTATTCCTTCTTGACAAATGTCAAGCAATGTGCTATCATCAAGGTGTGTTGAATTGGTATCTTTTGATACCACCTCAGAGCTTGTGCCTGTTGCCGCAGGTGCAGGCTCGGTTTCTTTTAGGTACTCTGCCAAATACACACCACACTTAAAATCTTTTTCGCTTAGCGGACAATTTTCGCAACTAACAGTAAATCCTGTACAGCAGTTTACCGCCTCTTCAAACTCCTCTTTCGTTATCATCGTCATTCTCCTTTCCAATAAGTCTTACGCTCATATACTGCTTGCCGTCATAGTCCATCTTCTTCACAGGTTCAATCCCTTTCTCACGGAGCGACCTTGCGGCATCGCCAAGCCCTCTGTCGAAATCCTCACGGGTCTTGTAGAACGCACATCTGCGGCAGTAATCCTTCGTTGGCGTTACTGTCAGCGCACCGCATTCGTCAGGCTTGACATTTGAATGGAACACGCAAAGGCTTACCGCTCCACTGCCGTTGTCAAGGGGTTTGTCCCTCTTAAATACCTCTCTCATTACTATCGTCGTCTTCGTCCTCCTCAAATTCCTTTTTCCAGTGTCTGTATTCTATCATCAACGCTACGACGCCATACAGTGCCGACAGCACCACTATAGCCGCCGCTATGATACCCACTATGAACAACATTTTACCACTTTCCTTTCATTTCAACTTCGACCTTGACCACGGGTCTGCCTGCTTCTCTCACCGCACGCTTAATGCTCTCCTCCGCTTCCTCGTAGGCAGTTTCTTTTACGCTTACATACCACCTGTACGCTACATACATTGCAAGCACCACCAAGAGCGCTACCGCTGCGGCACATCTGATTATCTCTAACACGGCTATCATTTTCTCACGTCCTTTCCGTAAAGCGTGCGGAGTTTTTTAAGCCTTTTCTCGAAGTTGTCGATATCAATGCCCCACACCTCGTAGGCTATCTCGGTATTGACCGAGTGTGGCAGCCATGACTTCACGCCACGCTTTGCCATTTCTTCCTTAACAGCTTTCTTGATCTTGATAGTCTGCGTTTCACCTGTGCTGAACAGCTCCTTGATATCCGCATTGGTTATTTCGGGCTTTTCATAGTACAGCCGCACTGCCATTTCAATGTCAGGTGACCTCATTTTTATTCCTCCTCGTTTTATATTTTGTGGCTGTTGGGTAGTATTATTGTCCGTCATCGTCTGTCAGCTCAAAAAGCAGCTTGCCTGTCAAAGACCAATACTGCGTGACCTCTCGATATGGGTCATTTTCTTTTCCTGAGCCTTTAAGTGCTTTTGTGACAATGACCTGTCTTGTCATTGCACTGTCGCAGCCCCTCAATTCAATGTTGTTTGTCATTGGTTCACCTTCTTTTTCTGTCTTATTACTGTTGATTTTATACTTACCGTTGCTGTACACGATCTCTACACCGAGTACATCTGCAATGTTTTCAGCAATACGTCTACTGTCATCTACACCGCACATGAATGCTCTGATCGTATTTGCTTTCAGCCCTGATTTTTCAGCAATCTGAGCATATGTTAAGTGCCTTGACTTCGCAATCGTTTTGATGTTTTGCCGAAACTCATCAAACATAATTCCTCACCCCTCATTTTCTGTCCGTTGAATCGGACTGTTAGCTGTTGACATTTTCAGCGTTCTGAGTATAATTAATGTCAAGGACTTCATTGATAGCCGCTTCAATCTTGTTTGACTTGATCTCACCTGTCATTATCTTATACAGGTTTGATGTGTCGAGATAAGTTTCAGGAAGAAGCTTCTTGACTTCCTCAATGAGCCACTTCTGTGTCTTGTTGAGTTTAACAAGACGTACCTTGACTTCCACGCCGTACTCAGTCAGCGGTCTTTTACGTTCACTAATAATTAACACCACCTTTGCATAATATTCACACTAATATGTGTTTTACGTATTGACAGTTACGTTTAAATGTAATATAATATATTTACCAGATACAAATATTACGCTCTTGCGTATTGCCTTGACTGTATTATATTACACTTTTGCGTAATTGTCAAGTGAAAATTACTCTTTTGCGTAATTTTGTTATATTACACAAATTATGAGGTGTAACTATGTCAGAATTGTACAATAGAATTGAAAGCTTGTGCAAAAAGAGAAATATAAATGTAACAGTAATGTGCAAAGAAACAGGTGCAAGCAGAGGCTCTTTAACCGATTTAAAAGCAGGCAGAAAAAAGAAGTTATCTACAGATACACTATCAAAGATAGCTGAATATTTCGGAGTTTCTGTTGATTATTTGTTGAACGGTGAAGATAATATCAAAGTCGAAGCACACAACGAGCCTATATATCTTGATGACGAAACAAGAGATATAATAGATGAGCTGAGAACACGACCAGAAATGAAGATCCTCTTTAGTGTGTCAAAGAACGTCACCAAAGAGGATATAGAAGCTACAGTTGAGATTTTAAAGCGTATGCAAAAGGATAGTGAATAGATTGGATTATTGCATTAGATACGTTCCTTTGCCTATATCGGTAAAGGGAGTGACAGCAATGGATTCTGACGGATTTTATAATATATACATAAACTCTAGGCTATCCTATGAGGAACAAAAAAAGACTATAGCTCACGAAATGGAGCATATAGTTAGAGGTGACTTTTTCAGCTTTGATGCGCTTGAAGAAGTCGAGACAATGTGAATATAAAAAAAGGAGGCGACAACGTGCCATTTGTGATAATAGCTGCCGTTATTGCTATTATCTGCGTTGCAAGGTACTATCATAATAAGAAAGAACGCAATAAAGAGATAACATGGCAGGAAGTTCAAAAACAGACGGACACAAAAAGAAATACCATAAGTATAGATACATCTGAAAATTTTTCGGAAAGCGAAGATGTTCCTGCAAGAGAAGTCCATTCAAGAGCGGAGCATAAGCGGAAAATTGCTAACATTCCAAACAGATATGTTGTCATCGACCTTGAAACAACAGGGCTAAACCCACAGTATGACTTTATCACAGAATTTGGAGCGGTGCTTGTTGAAAACTCTGAGATAGTTGACACATTTGAGCAGCTTGTTAAGCCGAAGAAAAGAATACCAGAAGAAGTTGAAGATCTCACAGGGATAACAAATGAAATGGTGTCGGACGCTCCAAGTATAAATATTGTGCTTCCAAAGTTCTTGAAATTTATCGGGAACGATATACTTGTAGGACATAACATTGATTTTGACAGCCAATTTATTTCAGCAGCTTGTCAGCGTTTTAATCTGCTATACAAGAACAAAGTATGTGACACGCTGGAGCTTTCTCAACAGGTATTTCCGAAACTTGAAAATCACAAGCTGAGTACGTTATGCCGGAAGCTTAATGTCACCAATGACTCTGCCCACCGTGCATTGTCTGATGTGTTGGCAACTCAGCAGGTATTTGAAAAGCTGAGCGAGAAAGCGATGCCAAAGATACATAATCATGCAAAATTCACGTTGAAAAAGAACAGCTATAACGTTCGCTACTCAGCAAAGACCAAAGCCATACGAGAACTACAGGAAATGCTGTTGGATATTACTGACGACAATATCCTTACTGACGAAGAAGTTATGGAGCTGAAAGATTGGCTTGATTGCAACGAGGAGTTCTGCAATATTTATCCGTTCGATAAGCTGAAAAGGATAATAGAAAATGCTTTGGAAGACGGCATACTTGAACAGCACGAGCTTGATGAAATGCTTGAGGTTTTCAATGATATTTGCAAGCCTGAGTTTGACAAGGACGTTTCATCAGAGGAACTTATAAACCTTGACGGCAAGGTGCTTGTTTTCACAGGCGAGTGTCAGCTCGGAGATACAAGTGAGATAACGCCGATATATGAAGCAATGGGTGCAACTATCCGAACGTCCGTAAGTGGCAAGACTGACTATCTTGTAGTAGGAGCTTACGGCAGTCCTGATTGGTCATACGGCAATTACGGCTCTGAGGTACTCAAAGCAAGGGAACTTCAAGAGGCAGGAAAGAAAGTCAAGATAATAAACGAAACAGACTTTTTACCTATCATATACAGCGAAGCAACTACATAATAAAAAACGTCCTCCGAGCGTTGACAGCACTCAGAGGACAGGTGAACTGATATTGACAGTATCAGCTCGATTAAAATTCACACTAACCCATTAAGAAAGGGCGAATTCTGCCCTTTTATTGTAGCACACTTTCGAGGAAGTGTCAAGAATAGGAGGAATATTTATGCCGATCTACAAAATGACGGACAAGAACGGAAAGAACATCAGAAAAGACGGTCTGCAAAAATATCGTGTGCGTATCAATTATACGGACAGTTTCGGAAAGTCTCATCAGATAGACCGTGTGGCGTTCGGTGCAGAGACGGCTAAGCAGCTTGAACTCCAGCTTACACAAAAGCTCAATGATAAAGAGATAGCTCCAAAAATGACTATCGGACAGCTGTTCACGGAGTACATCACAGCCAAGCGTTCAGAGGTCCGTGAAACGTCATTGGACAAGTCCCTAAGAATACTGAGAAAGAACGTCCTGCCCACCTTTGAAAGCGTTAGGATAGATAATCTGAACGTACCAATGGTGCAGAAATGGAAGCAGGAGCTGTCGGAGCAGGGATTGGCTATCGTCACACGAAAGAACATTTACGGCGAATTTCGTGCAATGATGAACTATGCTGTGAAAATGGAATACATTCCGAAAAACCCCGTTATCACCGCAGGCAACTTCAAAGCGCCCCTTGAAGCCAAGAAAGAAATGCTTTTCTACACGCCTGACGAGTTCAAGAAATACATATCGGCAGCTAAGAATTATGCTCAGGAAGCAGAGGACGGCGGCTCAATGTACGAATGGAACTACTATGTATTTTTCAACATAGCATTTTACATGGGTATGCGAAAAGGCGAGATATACGCTCTGCAATGGACGGATATAAAAGACGGCTACATATCCATCACCAAGAGCATTGCTCAGAAGCTTAAAGGCGGTGATCGTATCACGCCGCCAAAGAACAAGCCAAGCATACGGACGATACAAATACCAGAGCCATTAAGAGCAGTGCTGTCAGAACATTACGAACGCTGTAAGAAAGCAGTGCCAAAGTTCAGTGATGATATGTACATCTGTGGTGGCGAGCGTCCTATCCGTGACACGTCCCTTGAAAAGACCAACAAGAAGTTTGCAGACTTGGCAGGTGTCAAACGTATCCGTATTCATGACTTCCGTCACAGCCACGCTTCCTTGCTTGCCAATGAGGGCATAAACATTCAGGAGATAGCAAGGCGTCTTGGACATTCAAACATATCAATGACATGGAACACCTACTCGCACCTCTACCCACGAGAGGAAGAACGTGCGGTGAAGATATTGAACACAATCGTGTAAAAATCGTGTATACAAAAGAAAACCACCGTATTTACGGTGGTTTTTGTTCGTTTGGCGGAGATGGAGAGATTTGAACTCTCGCTACGGTTTTGCCGTACTACCGCATTTCGAGTGCGGACCCTTCAGCCACTTGGGTACATCTCCTTGTGTCAACTATACTATTATACAAGTAATCACAAAAAAAGTCAAGCCCTTTGTGCAAATTTAAGCACAAAGAGCTTGTCCATTATCTATTGCTGAGCACGCCTCTGCATATCCTTAACATATGCAAGCGTTTCAGGAGTGTAGCCTACCATTGCGTTGGGACAACATTGGGAAAGCAATTGCATAAGCCCCATGGCAGTGTCCTTGCCCTTGGCATATACGTTAAAACGCAGTACATTCTTCTTGTGCTTCGTGCAGACGATTATCTCGTTGGTGTAGCTGATGAAATTCATACTCGCTGTGTGCTGGTAAATGCCGTAGGCTTCCTCTCGCCAGCACATCTGGAATGGCACTTTCTTGTTGGCAAGCACCCTGTCGGATACGATAATATGATCGTCCTGATATTGTATGTTGGCGTAAAGCTCGTCAGCCTGCTGTAAAAGATCGGGATTGGCTTTGAATATGCCGCTCTTTTCAGGGTGCGTCCTCCGTGACGTACCAAATATAAGAAATATAACACCAGGCGTAAGCGCAAAAAGTCCAAGTATCAATACGCTGTATTCACCGGCTACTACCGCCGCAAATGAGATAAATCCACCCATTAGCGTGAGTATCACACCACCAACTATCATTGCTATCATTCTTTTTCGTATGTTGGCAAATACTACTTCTCGTCCCATTTTCGTTACCCCTCTTTACTTTTTATCCGTGATTCTGCTTTGCCACAAGGCTCTCGCCGCAGTATATCTTCCTGAGCTTTGGCTTCTCTATCTTGCCCGTCGGGTTTCTCGGTATGTCTGCAAAAATTATCTTGTGCGGACGCTTGTATCTCGGAAGCTTCTGACAGAACGCCATTATCTCTTCCTCTGTGCATGGGTGATCTGGCTTTAGCTCGATTATTGCCGCCGCTATCTCGCCCAAACGCTGGTCAGGCAGACCAATTACTGCCACGTCCCTGATAGCGTCGTGACTTCTCAAAAAGTCTTCTATCTGTACAGGGTAAAGATTTTCTCCACCACTTATAATAACGTCCTTTTTGCGGTCAACAAGGTAAATAAATCCGTCCTCGTCCTCCTGAGCCATGTCGCCAGTGAAAAGCCAGCCGTCTTTGAGAGTTTCAGCCGTCGCCTTTGGATCTCTGTAGTAGCAGGTCATAACTCCAGGACCTTTTACGCAAAGCTCGCCAACTTCTCCCTGCTTTACAGTGTTGCCCTTGTCGTCAACTATCTTGACCTTCCAGCCAAAGCCTGCCTTGCCTATTGCGCCTACCTTGTCAATGTTATCCATGCCAAGGTGTACACAGCCGGGGCCTATAGATTCGCTAAGACCATAGTTAGTGTCATATTTGTGGTTAGGGAAAACCTTTTTCCAGCGTGCAATAAGTGACGGCGGAACAGGCTGTGCGCCTATGTGCATAAGCCTCCACTGTGAAAGCTCATACTTTGAAAGTGTCACCTCACCGCTGTCGATAGCGTCAAGGATATCCTGTGCCCAAGGCACAAGAAGCCATACGATAGTACACTTTTCCCTCGATACAGTATCAAGTATAAATTCAGGCTTCACGCCCTTGAGAAGTACCGCCTTGCCCCCTGAGATAAGGCTTCCGAACCAGTGCATCTTCGCACCTGTGTGATAAAGCGGAGGGATACAAAGGAAAACGTCCTCCTTTGTCTGACCGTGATGATTCTGCTCAACTCTTGCGGCGTGCATAAGGCTCTCGTGATTGTGCAGGATAGCCTTCGGGAAGCCAGTTGTGCCTGACGAGAAGTAGATAGCCGCATCGTCCTCGTCAGTAAGCTCTATGTACGGAGTAGTGCTTGCACAATTTGCAGTGAGCCTGTCATAATGCTCTGCAAATGACGGACAGTTCTCGCCAACATAGAAAAGAAGTCTGTTCTTGCTTATCTCATCAGCTATCTCCTCAACTCTGCCGATAAATTCAGGACCAAATACAAGAATATCCACCTCGGCAAGGTCAAGGCAGTATTTTATCTCCTCTGGAGTGTATCTGAAATTCAGCGGCACTGCAAGCGCACCCGTCTTGAGGATACCAAAATAAATAGGCAGCCATTCAAGACAGTTCATAAGCAGAATACCCACCTTGTCACCCTTTTTTACCCCACGGGATAAAAGCAGATTGGCAAAGCGGTTAGCCTTTTCGTTGAAAACGCTCCAGGTTATCTCACGGCGATAATGACAGACTGGGTTAGGCTCGATAAGCTCATATTCCTTCCAAGTCACACGTCTGGTTTCTCTGATTTCAGGATTGACCTCTACCAGAGCAACATCATTTCCGAACTCTCGTGCGTTGCGCTCCAGTATCTCGGTTATAGGCATACAAAAACTTCCTTTCGCAAGTAAAAGCATAAAAGCTTTAAAATCATAATACAAATAATAGTTTACCACATTTCACTCTCAATGTAAAGAGCTTTTTCACCGCCAATTCGCACAAAAACGCTATGGTTTTGTTGTACAATAAAACCATAGCGTTTATATAGAAAGTATGTGAGCGTGTTATAGAAAACGTATATACCAACGGGCGAACGCTGTTCGCCCCTACATGGTTTGTAAAGCATATAAATATTGTGCGAATACAGCCAACAAAAAAGACAACCCCACATGGGAGCTGTCCCTTAACTTAAAAAGTGTACCGTTTCAGATCTTATTCTTCTGCCTTTTCTTCCTCTTTGCTCGCCTCAGCCGCCTGCTGTGCCTTGAGAAGATCCCTGATCTCTGTAAGAAGCACTATGTCCACCGGTGGCTCTGCAGGCTTTTCAGGTTCTTCATGCTTGCCAAGTGACGCAAGCTTGTTTATGACCTTCATTATTACAAAAATAACGAACGCCATGATTATGAAGTTTATCACTGCCGTCAGAAATGCGCCGTAGTTTATGTACTGATTTCCAAGCAAATGTATCTTGCCCTCTACGTCAGCACCGCCTATACAGCCTATTATCGGGTTGATAAAATTCTCCGTAAATGACGTCACGATACCCTGAAACGCAGCACCTATGATAACGCCCACTGCCAAGTCCATGACGTTTCCTTTGAGAGCAAACGCTTTGAACTCATTTACAAATTTCTTGATAAATCCTTTTTTCTTCTCTTCCATAACGGTTACGACCTTTCGTTTTTTGTTCCGAGCCACGCTCTTATGGTCATTTTATCACATATTTTGACCATTTTCAATAGTTTTTCTACAAAGTCGTACGGTTTTACGTCATTTTGCCCATATATGTTAATGTATTGTAAATGCTTTGTAAACAAATGTGAAAAGGTATTGCATTTCCCGAAATGGTGTGCTATAATGATTAAGCTGTTTGAGTGAGGGACATGACGATGGGATATAGCCAAGAGGTAAGGCAGCGGACTTTGACTCCGTCATTCCGATGGTTCGAATCCATCTATCCCAACCAAAAACAAGCTAAATCGAACAAACATTGGGGTGTCGCCAAGTGGTAAGGCAACGGACTCTGACTCCGTCATTCCGAAGGTTCGAATCCTTCCACCCCAGCCATATTGGTGGAAAAAAAAAGATGCACCAGTTGAAAAGCCCGTAAATACGGGCTTTTTTCATGCTTTTTAACCGGAAATTTTAAGGTGAAAACCGTGGATGCTTTTTCACGATTTTAGCCGACCGGAAGGATTTGAACGCTACACAACGAAATATTGTCAAACAAATCGGCAGGCTTTGAGCAAATTTCGCTCTTAACTTGCCGATTATTTATGAAAATACTTTCACAAACTTTTCAAGACTGTTTTGTCTAATATCACGAAATGTGATAAATGACAAAACGGTCTTTTTTTATTTCTCAAGGAAGGACGTGATACCCGTGTGGCAGCTATACTATTAAAATGGAAAATAAAACAAAGGAGGAAATCAATGAACAACAAACTTATAATCAACACAAATCTGCTTCGCAAAGAATCGGAATTCAAAACGTATACTTGCGTGGTGGAAAAAGCTGTGCCTGTTCCGACCGAAGAATTTGAGAGGCTGAAACACACTCCGATGTGCAATAACGATCTCATAAGCGAAAACCTTAACAGTATGTGGTACGGCAACGGCGTACACCATTGTCTGCTGATCTACGACAAGCAACAGGGCGACGGCTTGTTAATAGAGTCTGAGGGTGCTCCCTATGCAAGATATGCCCAGTATATTCCAAACGCAAAACTGCTGTATGAAAATCATATGCAGACGCATTTGCAGGAATTAAAGTTCTGCTGTCCCCTTGAAATCAACAGAGAACCGGAATGCTGGTATGACGAGGAATACGAAAAAATCTCGTCCTATGAGGCTTCTGTTTATGAATCGGAGATAAACCGATTTATTGAAGATTTTACAATGCCCGAGGAGAAAGAACGGGGGCTCATGAACTGGTATGACAAGGGCAATTCAGTCGACGAAAAGGTACGCTCGGCATTTATGTCGGTCGAGGGGCGTGACGGAGAGCTTGTTGGCGTTATTACGGCTCAGATTTACGGTCAGCTTACAGATGAAGAGCTTGAAGAATTCCGCTCGTACTGCGAGGGACAACTTTCAGACGGCGTTGGGGAGTCTCTTGAACAGCGGCCGATAAAAACTCCCGACGGCGATATTTATGTCAGCTTCTGGAATTCAGATGACAACTGGAGCTTGCAGACGGAGGAAGAAATAAACAGCATTCAGTCAGAAGATTTGACCGATGAACCCGATATTGGAATGACAATGTGAGGTACGCATGGTATACAATGAAAAGAAAGTTGAGTTGCTTAGACAGAGGTATCCCGAGGGTACTCGGATTTGTCTTGACCACATGGAGGACTTATGTCCTGTGGAAAGCGGCACCAAAGGAACTATTATTGGAGTCGACGATATCGGCTCAGTCATGGTTAAGTGGGATAACGGCAGAACTTTGAATCTTCTGCCCGATGAAGATAAATTTCATACGATCAAGCATGAACAAACTCAGTCAGACGAACAAACAGAAGAAAATACGGAAAATGAAGAAATCGCAGAAATCGAGGAATTATCGGAAGAACCGGAAATGGATATGTCCATGTAGGACTTGAAATACGGCGGTTTATGTGATATAATGTACAAGATAAAATTCTGAGAGGAATACGTTCATGAGTAAAAACAGTAAGATCTGCCCGAACTGCGGCAGAAAAATGAAACAGCAGTTTATCGGATTACAGCATTGTAAGTGCGGTATAAGCTGGAAACATGATATGGGTTACTTTGAACGCACAAACGATATGGTATTCGCTTTGCAGCGTGTTAAAATCGGCAAGAAGGTAAAGCAAATGCCCATTATACGAATAAAAGAGCGAAAGGAAAATGAATATGCCGAATAAGCCGCTCCTTGACCGAGCCTTATACAAAAAAATTAAAGCTATGGACCGTGAAACAATGGACAATTTCATTCATAATATATATCAGACAGGAAAAGACGACGTACACGCCACAGAAGTCGACTTCGACAAGCTGCGTGAAGATATATCCAAGATCAAGGGTATCGGAGAAAGCCGATTGAATGAAATAATGGCTGTGATCGAAAGTCATATAGGAGCTGACTCCGAATAATACAATTAAATATCGCAGAACTGCCGTTAAATGAGAGATCATTTAGCGGTTTTTTTATTGTCAAAATCAGAAAGGGGCGCTTTGAATGATACGAGTATTCGACGCATTTTCAGGCATCGGAGGCTTCCGATCTGCTCTGGAAAGAGTCGGAGGATTTGAAATTGTGGGGTGGTGCGAGATTGACAGATTTGCGCAGAAAGCCTACAAAGCACTGTACGATACCGGAGGTGAACAATTTTATGAAAATATCAGAGATATTGACGTCGGAAAACTTGCAGACTTTGATCTCCTTATTGGAGGTTTCCCCTGCCAGCCGTTCTCGGTCTGCGGAGCAAGAAAAGGCTTTGCCGACGAGCGAGGAGATCTGTTCTTTGAGCTTGCCCGACTGCTTGAAGCGAAAAGACCTAAGTATTTTTGCTTTGAAAACGTACCCGGTCTCATGGGGATTGACTCGGGAAAAACTTTTGCAAAAATCATTGAAACGCTTTCTCAACTGGGGTATTGCGTGGAATGGCGTGTGTATAACAGCGCCGATTACCTTCCCCAAGTCAGAAAAAGAGTTTACATTGCAGGATGTCTTGGAATCGACTGTTCCGGAAAAATACTGGCTTTCGGAAAAAGCGACAGCCAGAATTGCCGGAAAACTGAACAAATCATAGGCGGAAGTCAAGGCACGAGAGTTTATGATCCCGATGGACTTGCGGTGACGCAGTGCAGCGGTTCGGGCGGTATGGGCGGAAAAACAGGTCTGTACTTTATTGACAGCAATCCTCCACCTAATCTCACAGAAAATGCAAGATGTATAACCGCAAGGCAGAACAGCGGAGTAAGTCATCACAAAGGTGAACACTCCGCTGTTTTTTGTGATCTGAACGAAAATCCGCAGATTACGGAAAACGCCCGATGTCTGCATACAAGAATGGACTTGGGGGTAACAAACGGAACTCATAAAGGAGAAAGATCGGGAGTTCTGATTGAGGACGGACCGAGAGCAATTATCAATCCGTTTAAGGAAACTACCCGTCAAAACGGCAGACGAATAAAAAATCCCAACGAACCGATGTTTACGCTTACGGTAACCGATCGACACGGGATTGTCCACCATGGACGGATAAGACGCCTTATGCCAATTGAGGCATGGCGGCTGCAGGGTTTTACAACAGAGCAATTCGAAAAAGTTGCGGCAACGGGGATGTCCGACGCACAGCTCTACAAACAAGCCGGAAATGCCGTAAGCGTACCCGTTGTTGAAGAAATTGCGAGAAATTTATTGAAATTTGATGAGGAGATAAATTAAATGAATAATATGATCAAGATTTTCAAAAATGAGGAATTTGGTTCTCTCAGAATTTTAAAGGATGATAACGGCAGAATTATGTTCTGCGGCAAGGACGTGGCTTCTGCATTGGGCTACAGCAATACAAAAGACGCAATAAAGCGGCATTGCAGGTGGGGCGTGAAACACGACCTACCTCATCCGCAGTCTCCAAGTAAAACTATTAAGATGATTTTTATTCCTGAGGGAGATGTTTACAGACTTGTTGCACACAGCAAGCTGCCGAGAGCTGCGGAATTTGAGTCGTGGATTTTTGATAAAATTCTGCCTCAGATCAATCAAACAGGCGGCTACGTCAGCAACGAGGAAATGTTCATAGAAAACTATCTTCCGTTTCTCGACAAGCCGTACCGCAATCTGTTCCGTTTGCAGATGATGGCTATCAACAAGCTGAACGAGCGGATACGTCACGACCAACCGTTAGTGGAGTTTGCGAATCAGGTTGCAAATACCGATAATCTCATCGACATGAACGCTATGGCAAAATTGGCAAGAGCCGAAAATATCCCTGTCGGAAGAAACAAGCTCTACGGCTGGCTTAAGAGTATGAGAGTGCTTATGGCGAATAATCTCCCCTATCAGGCGTTTATCGACCGAGGATATTTTGCGGTCAAAGAGTCGGTATTCGAGGTCAATGGTCTGAAAAAGACTTATCAGCAGACGTTTGTGACGGGAAAGGGTCAGCATTTCGTCATAAATCTGCTGAAAAAATATTACGGGAAGGAGGTTTTGCAATAATGGAGATCAAAAGCATTTCTTTACACGATCTGAGAAAAATGAATGACAGCGAGGGACTTGTCCTGCAAGGGTGCGGCGGCGATCTGCAGGAATGGGTCGACGGCATAAACGATATGCTGACGGAAAGCGGAATATTGCAGAATGACAATAGGTTTGAAAAGGCATATAGCTTTAAAAACGGAGGCCTTACCTGTCTGCTGTTTCCCTTTGAAGATGTTCAGCTTGATGTAGGTAAGCTTGCAATATGGCGGCTCCGGACGAGGGAGGATTTCGGAAGCACATGGCTGTCGGATTACATTGTGAACAATCTTGAAGAATGCGTTTCGGAACAGGACGAAGATTTAGAAATGGAGATGAAGTAATGCACACAAACAAAGTAAAAGCGAAAGTTGACTTCAA